TCACGACTATCTAAATAAGGCGTAATGGGATATTTATCTAATAATCCGCTAAATTTATTACCCATTCTTGAATCCGGCATAAATAATGGAAAATTATGAATTAATTCATAATATTTTTTTTTTGTAACATCGTTAGGGTGTATAGGATAACAAATCGCGATAGTCAAAAGAACAAACCAATAGTGAGGTCCCCATACTGTTGAATCTAATACCATTACTAATTAGAAACAATATAAAAAGATAACAAAGAATACATATAATTATGAACTCTAAAAATTTAAAATTAACATATAATAATTTTTGCAATAATTGCGGTAAAACAGGACACTTATTAGCAGACTGTAAAAACCCGATTACAAGTATAGGAATAATTTCATTTAGATATAATACAACTAACAATTGCCTAGAATATCTTTTAATACAAAGAAATGATAGTTTTGGGTTTGTAGAATTTATTCGTGGCAAGTATCCATTATTTAATTTACAGTATATACAAACGCTGATTAATGAAATGACGGTAGAAGAAAAAAATAAACTATTGAATATGACTTTTGAAGAAATGTGGAAATTACTATGGGGTGATTTTTCTAGTCTTCAATATAGAGGCGAAGAAACATCTTCAAAAGATAAATTTGAGACTTTAAAAAAGGGAATAAAAATTAAAGATGTTGAATATAATATACAAACATTAATCCAGAATTCTACAACAAATTGGGCAGAACCAGAATGGGGATTTCCTAAAGGACGTAGAAATTATCAAGAAAAAGATATTGATTGTGGAATTCGCGAATTTATAGAAGAAACCGGATATTCTCCGTCTGATTTTAAACTAATCGAAAATATTATCCCATATGAAGAAATGTTCATCGGTTCGAATATTAAAAGTTATAAGCATAAATATTATCTAGCCAATATGTTCAACAATACAAAAGAAATTCAAGATTATCAAAAATCCGAAGTTAGAAATATAAAATGGGTTAGTTTCGAAGAATGTATAAATTATATTCGTCCTTATAATTTAGAAAAAATTAATATAATACAAAAAATAAACAAGGTTTTGCAAGAATATAGATTATATTAACATTATATTAACATTATATAAGAACTACTTATTCATTTATATTATAATATTATATACCAATGGAACCGGACCCAAGTAAAAAACAGGATAAAAACCCTAAAAAACCATCAATACAAATTAAAAAAATTAATATTCCTGAACATTTGCGAAATAAATTGAATCCCAGACAAGAAACTGGACAAGGTGCTGGTGTTCATCTAGGTGCTAATGTAGGACAAGCAGGGCTAGCAGGCGCTACCTCATTATCTACTATGGACCCATTTATAAAAGTTGTAGCCGATTCAAATAGGGGTATTATTTTAATGCCTGTTCTTTCCGATGTTACATTCTCTATACCATCATCTTCATCTATAAAATCAATGTTGCCTGATTCATCGGTATCATCGTCGTCGCGTGATACATCACAGGGTAGAAGCATTCCGAGCAGAGTTCCAAGTGATCAATCCGGTATAAATAGTTCGAAAACACCCATCCTATCTACCGAAAAATCTCGCTCTTTAAGTTTTCCTAATTTTTCTAATCTTTCTAAGGCACCTTTTTCAGCATCCGATTCACAGTTACGTGCAGAACGGGATGTGTTTGGAAATGTATCACCATCAAGTAGTAAAGAATTAAATATTTCTTTTCCCGTTAGTCCTCAAGGTGACAAAAAAAAAGGAATGAATTTGGGTTTGGGTTCTGGTATTAATATTTCGATTCAACCCAAAGATAGTTCTAGTATCGGTTCTTCTTCTTCTTCTTCATCTTCTTCTTCATCTTCTTCTTCTGTAAATGCTAGTCGCGAAGGATTTGTATCATCTGATACTCCATATCAAAGAAGCAGTATTGCTGCACCTATTTCTAGTATTAGTATAGGGCGCAATGATTTATCAAGAGCACCATCATCAGAATCGGCAGCTGTAGAAGGTTTGCAGCAAGGATTACCACATCCATCATCGCCGTCATCATCGCCGTCATCATCGCTGTCATCATTGCTGTCATCATCATCGATTGTGCCGGTGACATCTTCATCAATCACACCGGCGACATCATCATCAATAACACAAGCGACATCTTCATCAATCACTCCAGTGACATCTTCATCAATTACACCGGCGACATCGTCACTTTCATCAATAAAAGGATTAAGAGAGGAAAGGGGGGAAAGTGATGTAAGTAGTGAATCTAAATTTCAAGAAGATTTACAAGAACGTTTTCTTGCAAATATGTCTCCAGAAAAACAACAACAACAAAAAGAATTTGTTTTTAATCCAGATATGTCTAAAAAATCAAAAAGACAACAAAATAGTTTTTTAAAAGAAAAAGGTGAAGCTGAGAGACAGTCTATTCAACATTTTAATGAACATTTTTCTAAATTAGGAGCCATGGCTCCATCACCGTCGGCATCACCATCACCATCGGAAGAATTAGAAGCACAAACTAATGAAAATGCATATAATTTTTTATATCCAACACTGGATGATCCAGAATTTAATATAAAAATCGCATCTAAAAGGGAATTTGCAGATACAAGATATGATGGAGCTGTTTTAGATAGTTTAGAAGCAATAAAAAGACACTCGGATAAAATGTGTAATGCCGATTTCGAATTATCGCCGCATCAATTATTCGTCCGCAATTTTCTTTCTTTTCAGACACCATATAATAGTCTACTTTTATATCACGGTTTAGGAACAGGCAAAACGTGTTCAGCGATTACAATATGCGAAGAAATGCGTGACTATCTTACCCAAATCGGTATGTCAACTTCCCAGAAGATAATCATCGTTGCTAGTCCGAATGTCCAACAAAATTTCAAATTACAGCTTTTCGATAAAAATAAACTAAAACTAATTGACGGGATATGGAATATCCGATCATGCACAGGTAATAAATTTTTAAAAGAAATGAATCCAATGAATATGAAAGGAATGGAAGAAGAAAAAGTAGTTTCTGAAATTAAAAAAATTATTCGCCGTTCTTATCGTTTTTTAGGGTATGACCAATTTGCAAATCTTATTGAAAAAACATCCACTATTAGCGATGAAATTGTCGATAAGTCGCATAGAACGAAAATCATGATGCAAAAATTAAAAATAGTATTTGGCAATTCGCTTATCGTAATCGACGAGTTTCATAATATAAAAAGCACGGATGAAAAAAGTGGCACACGCGCTGTTGCAGATCAATTAGAAAAATTAGTAAAGTTTGGCCCATTTCTTATGACACGTCTTCTTCTTTTAACAGGCACGCCTATGTATAATAGTTATCGTGAAATTATATGGTTACTCAATATTATGCGTTTAAATGATGGTAGGGCTATGATCGATATACGTGACATTTTTAATTCTAATCCCGACGAAGGGATATTCGTAGAAACAATTGAAGGGGGAGGTGGAGGGGAAGAAGGCGATGGCGATGGCGATGGCGATGGAAAAGGACGAGGGCGACGACGAGGGCAAATTATCGAAACAGGGCGCGAAAATTTGCGCAGGTTTTCAACCGGCTATGTATCTTATATACGCGGAGAAAATCCTTATACATTTCCTTTTCGTATATATCCCGACGAATTTGCACCGGAGCATACATTTTCCGGACTCATAAGTGTTGAAGCTGGGGCTGGGGCTGGGGCTGAAGCTGGTAAGAAAGCAGAATACGAAATACCGACCATGCAAATAAATGGACGACAAATACCAGAACATCGCGCACTATCTAGAATGCAAGATAAAATATATTTAACAGAAGCATCAGAATACCAACAAAATGTATATTCATATATTATTCGCCAATTTCTTACCTTAAAACGTGAAGAAATACGAAATATAGAAGAATCTGTTTCTGTAGGTATTAATATTCTGCGAAGCCCTATAGAAGCACTCAATATATCATACCCTTCTGATGATTTCGACCCCACCTCTGAAAACCCCAACTATGATATTCGTCTTCTTGTTGGGAAATATGGACTTAGAAATATTATGAATTATAGCGAAGAAACAAAAACCAATTTCGAATATAAGGCGGACAAACCGCACATATTTTCCAGAGAATTAATAGGGAATTATAGTTCAAAGATAAAGAATATTTGCGACAATATATATAAATCGGATGGCATTATATTGATTTATAGTTTTTATATCGAGGGTGGTGTAATACCAATGGCGCTTGCATTGGAAAGTATTGGTTTTACTAGGTATGGGACAAAAGCTAAACCTTTGTTTAATAATCCACCCGATGGAGTAAGACCAATTGACGGAATTACATCTCGTAAAAGGACCGAGATGCATCAGAATGAGACATTTTTCCCTGCAAAATATGTAGTTATTTCAGGAGAAGCAGCATTATCGCCTGATAATATAGGAGATGTGAAGGCGGCTAGTAATGAGGCGAATTTTGACGGGCGATTTGTAAAAGTTATTATTATTTCAAAGTCGGGGACAGAAGGACTTGATTTTAAGAATATTAGACAAACGCATATTTTAGAGCCTTGGTATAATATTAATTTAATAGAGCAAACGATTGGACGTGCGGTTAGAAACTGTAGTCATAAAAATCTAGAATTTGAAAAACGAAATGTGCAAATATTTCTTCATGGTTCTATTTTATCGGCTACGCCTACAGAAGAAGCAGCTGACATATATATGTATCGTCTATCGGAAAGAAAAGCGCGGTATATTGGCGAGGTAAGTCGAGTATTAAAAGAAAATGCAGTAGACTGTCTTCTTAATATAGAACAAACCAATTTTACCGAAGAAAAGTTTGACGAAAAATTACAAGACGAACCTGTAACGCAAATACTTTCCTCTTATAATCCCGAAACACAAACGAATATAAGCGTTCAGTATAAAATCGGTGATAAAAATTACTCCTCGGTGTGTGACTATATGGAATGCGTATTTAGTTGCAAACCGAGTATGAACGAAAGTCGTATAGGTTCGAGAAAAGATATTTTTACAGATACAATCTTAACCATGAATACGGATAAAATTATACAAAGAATACGTGATATCTTTCAAGAAAGATTCTTCTATAAAAGAACAACATCGGGGGAAAGAATACAGGATATATCGAGCGACTTAATTGCTACAATTAACTATAATAAGAAATATCCCATCGAAGCAATTGATGTTGCGCTTACACAGCTTTTAGAAGATAAAAATGAATTTATTCGTGATAAATATGGAAGATATGGAAGACTTGCAAATATAGGTTCATATTATTTGTTTCAACCTTTGGAATTAAATAATCCTATTATTCCTCTGCGTGATAGGCAAAAACCTGTGGATTTTAAACGTGAAAAAATTATATTTAAACCAAGTAAAGAAAAAAATTATTTTGAAGAATTTAAGAAATCATATATTTCCAGTATTCAACAATCGCGATTGGCGGCTGCCGCTGCTACTGCACAGAGTAAAAAACCCCAAGCGCCATTATCAGTTGTAGCAGAAGGCCAAGAAGAAGAAGAAGCCGCTCAAACAATATCGTCCCGTGTAGGAGATATTGGTAAAAAACGCGAAGGCGAAGTTGAAGGCGAAGTTGAAGGCGAAGTTGAAGGCGAAGTTGAAGGCGAAGTTGAAGGCGAAGTTGAAGGCGAAGGTGAAGGTGAAATTGAAAGCGAAGATGAATTATTTAAATATTTTTCTACATTTAAAAAAGAACCAAAATCGCTTACAAAAGTTAGAAAACTGTTTAAAGATGCTTTAGATGAAAAAGAAGAACATAAATATAAAAGGGGGAATAACGACTGGTATTATAATTGTGGTAATATTTTAAGAAAAAAATTATCATTTATCCCAAGTGAGTTAATACAAAAATTAGTTGTATCGCATATTTTAGAAGAATTAAATATAGAAGAAACATTATCTATTTTGAATTATATTATTTCTCCAAAGAGACGCGAATATATTTTTGATAGACGTGACAAACCAGATAAATACATATTTGACGAACTAATGGAAGAATATTACGAAAATAATATTCTACATAGCAGAAATGGAATGGAGGCGATATTATTAATTAACCTTGACGGCACATATCAGTTATTTTTAAAAGATACAAATATTAATATATGGAAACCGGCAAGTCCATCTGATATAGAATATTTTAAAACAGATATTTCTACAAAAAATGCAATTACACAAGATATACCTTTAAATGACTATATTGGATTTATAACATCGATAAATAGCAAGAAAAAAGATTTTTCATCATTAATTTTTAAAACAAAAAAAATAAATGTAGGTAAAGGGCAGAGACAGGGACAGGGGCAAAGTAAAGGTAAATTATTTGGAAGTAGTATAGCTACACGATGTGACCAGGCTGGACGTGCAACAACAGAGAAAAATTTAAAAAATATGTTACAACCTCCGAAAATAAATGAAATAATAGATGCTTTGCCTCAAGATATAAAAGAATCATATTTAAATTATGGTATTGAAAGTCGTATTGGCGAAGAAGGAGAAATAATTCCTTTAACTGATGAATTATTACTTCAGTTGTTTATTAATCGTATTGCTTTAGATAATAGTAAAGAATTTTCTGTTGCAAATAAAAGAGATACAAATGAAATTGAATTATGTATCTTACAGGAATTTATTTTACGTTATTTTGATGTAATACAAAAAGATGATAGAAGATGGTTTTTAACACCCATACAAGTTTTACTCAATAAAATTGAAACATTAAGATAGTCTAAGTTAATTTTAATTATATTTGTTTTAACTATATTAATTTTAACTATATTTGTTTTAACTATATTTTAATTAAAACATATAACAAACATATAACATTTATTTACATAATATATATATAAATTAAATATAATTAAATACATATTTATAAAATGACAAGTTCACGTAGTAAAGAATCTCTACAATTATTACAACCATCGATGCGTTCTTCTATACGTTCTTCTGCAGGACCATCAAGTAGGAGTATGGGGAAAATTGGTGGTATGTCATTATATATAAAAAATATAATTACAAAAAAAATATCTGTTCCTATAAAATATATTGGAACCAATATTGCATATGTTATTGAAAAGATTTTAAATGATAATTTTGAAGGGAAATGTTCTATAGAAGGTTATGTTAAACGCGGTTCTACCAAAATTATTACATTTTCTAGTGGAACAATCATGGGAAATATCGCAATTTTTACGGTAGTATTTGAATATATGGTTTGCAACCCCCCGCAAGGTATGCGAATATCATGTGCTGTTAAAAATGTAACAAATGCCGGTATTCTTGCACACACCGATGATAGTGAATATTCTCCTCTTAATATTTTTATTGCAAGAGATCACCACTATAATATTCCTTATTTTTCTGAATTAAAAGAGGGGGATATTATTATGATTCGTGTAGTAGGACAAAGATTTGAATTAAATGATCCGTATGTATCTGTAATTGGTGAACTTGAACTTGAACGCGATAGAGAACCACGCGATAGTGTTAGACGAGAAATAGAAAAATCACAGAAAAAAGGTGCTCCTTTATCTGTTATTTTAGAAGAACCTAGTAATTTATTAGGAAAATTTTCAACTAGTAAAAAATTAGAAGAAGTCGGGGAAGCAGAGGAAGCAGAGGGAGCACAGGGAGCTGAAGAAGTTGAGCAAGCCCAGGAAGCCGAGGGACCAATTGTTGCATCAGAATCTGAATCAGAATCTGAATCAGAAGAAGAAGAAGAAGAAGAAGGAAAAGTAGAAAAGAAAGAACCAGAAGAGAAAGAGAAAACACCAGAAGAAGAGTAAAATTTATATTTTTTCTAGTTTTTATTATCTAGTTTTTATTATCTAGTTTTTATTATCTAGTTTTTATTATTTAGTTTTCATTTATTTTATGTTATAACATTTTGTAAACAAAATAAATAAAATTGAAACTATTATAAAGATAACTTTATATATTAAAATAACAATTCTCTTAGTCAATAATGTCTACGATTCAACAACCATCTCCTATTACTGTTTCTTCTACAACTACTACCAATACCACCAATACTACCAATACAGGAGAACCAAAAAAAAAAGTATCTCGTGTTAAAAAAAACGCAACTTCTAATACTACTACGACAAATACTACAACAATAACAATTACACCAAAATTTATAGAAGTTCCAGATGGTGATGCATCTGGAGATCAATATGAAGGAATCATGAGGGCTTCTATTGGAGCTGTTGTCGGTGGGAGAGAACGTAGCGCCGATTTAAAAAACCATATTATATCTTCAACTAGTGTATCCTCTGGGGCATCAAGCACGACAAAATATGTGGATAAAAATACTCTTGATGTTGAAAAACAAAAATCAGAGTCAGAATCGCAATCAGAGCCTGAATCAGAGTCAGATTCCGATTCTGAATCAGAAGAAGAATCGGAAACAAAGCAGACGCCTCTTCGTGCACTCTCTTATACATTATCATCAAATAATAATAATGAAGATGACGATGATTTATATAAATTAACGCGATTCAATCATGACCTATTAATACCATTTAATTTGATTAATATGCATGCAAGCAGTAGAAGTAATATTCTCGCTCTTCTTCATACTACACTGATATACTGTATTGAGGGAAGGTGCATTTCTGAAGGTTTTATTAAACCTGAAACTGTAAGAATTGTTGAGTTTAAGTGTGGAAAGATAGTAGCACGGAATGTCCAATTCAATCTTGTTGTTGAATGTCTTGTTTGCAATCCTGTAGAAAATTCTACTATATCTTGTATTGCAAAAAATATTACACAAGCTGGTATTCGTGCTATTTCATCTGATGAGTATCTACCCATTATTGTTTATATATCTAGAGACTACAGTTTACAACTACATAATTCTTATTATAATACGGTTAAAGAGGGCGATTTGATAAAAGTAAGAGTTATTGGGAAACGTTTTGAAATGAATGATAAATTTATTCAAATTATTGGTGATTTAGTTGCTCCAAAAAAAGAACGCGTTCCAGTAAAATCTTCAAATAAATCAATTACAACAAATATTGATGGAATAACTACAACATCCACATCATCATCATCATCATCATCATCAACGTCCACATCCACATCCACGGTGACATCTTCAAAAGAAAATATAAAGCAAAAAGCACCCAAAGCACCGAAGGAGCCAAAAGCACCCAAGGCACCCAAGGAACCAAAGGCACCCAAGGAGCCAAAGGCGCCCAAGGAACCAAAGGCGCCCAAGGAACCAAAAGCACCCAAAGCGCCAAAAAAGAAAATTACAAGTAATATTGATGCGTAATCCTAATGTTGTGAATATAATTTGAAATATAATTTGAAATATAATTTGAAATATAATTTGAAATATAATTTGAAATATAATTTGAAATAAAAATATATAGAAAGATATTTTTATTAATATATAAATGGAATCAATATCATATACATCAGTAGAAAATTCACCACCACAACATATTAAAAAATATATAACTGACAATAAATATTTCGAAGATTCATTAAAAATGTTAAAAGAAAGAATCGAATCCACCAATATTTTTCATCAAACAGAAATATTAAGAATATTTAATGACCATGGTGTCACGATTAATGAAAATAAAAATGGTGTTTTTATTAATCTGACATATGTAGACTCTTCTATTTTAGATAAAATTTATAAATATTTAAGCTATGTAAATAAACAAGAAGATCAACTCAATGAAATAGAAAAAGAAAAGGAAAAAATTGCTACCTCTTTTTTTACATAGTAATACTTTATTTTATTATGATTATTATTATCATTATTATGATTTGCTAGGAAGGGATATGCATATCATATATAATATTTGTAAACTATAATAAAGATATATGTTAGTATTAGTATATCATAACAATCAAGAAAAATTATTAACTGCTTATGACATCACAAATTAAACTACATAAAACTAATAATATAAATGGTGAATCATCTGTTGCATCATCTTTAAATTCTATTGTTAAAAAACAATTTACAAATATAGCAGAACAATATAATTTATATGCATCAGCGATATCAGAAATGGAAGAAAAAATTAGATCATTAAAAAATATAATGTTGTCTGAGATTTTTTTAAATAACTGTAAACATATTAACCTAGACAATAAAGAACCAGTAGTTAAATCTAAAAATATGAAAAACAAACATATGGATGGCATGGATGGCAAGGATGGTAGTATTAGCAATGTAAAAATGGTAGAAAATGTAATTATATGTAGCGATATTACTAGCACCGATATCGCATGTCAACCTCTGGTATTAAAAAAGGTAGAATATTTTACACCATCACAATCAAATTCACTTTTTTGGTGTTTTTATATTATATATAATGGGTTTGCATCGTATGAATTCGAATCTAATTATTTTACTGCAGAACAACAGTTCAAAATTCAAACGATTGAAAAAGTTAAAAAGGGGGAAAACAAAGCAGTTCTTAAAGAACATAAAATATCAAAGACGTGTTTTGAATCAGGGCTTGTGAGTGCTACAAATATTAATGCCAAAACATTATATGCTCTTTGTTTATGTTATAATTTGAATATTTTTTATGTATATAAAAATACATACTATGAGATGATTACAAATATAGAAAAACCTATTCATATTATAATTTACAATGCGGAAACAAATAATTTTTCTATACGTTTACCAGTAGACATGCATGCAAAAGAAACATTGACTGAACATATCGAATATATGGAAAAAATTAAAGAAACTTATTGGAAACTAGATAATCTTGAAAAACCTCTTCGTCCTATTACAGTATACTCTGTTAATGATTTAATAAATATATGCTCTAAACTTGAGATACCTATTATATGTGAAACATCGAATAAAAAGAAAACAAAATCAGAGTTATATTCTTCTATATTACAAAAAATATGATGTTAATTTTAGGGCGGGTTGGGTTGGGTTGGGTTGGGTCGGGTCGGGTATATTTTTAGATATTAGATTTTGATTTTTAAATTGTAATATAAAATTGATTACAATTTAAAATAATAGTAAGATTATATATACAACACAGAAAGAAGATAGAGATATGTCTCGATCCAATCCCAATCCCAATCCCAATCCAAACCCCAATCCCAAAGAAATGTTTAATATTATGACACAAAAATATTTAGACAACATTTTAAAAAAAGATGATGGTGTCTCAGAACTTGAAGTAAAATTCGGCACAAGAGGTATAAAAGAAATAACAAAAGATGACTTCGACAACGTAATTAAAAAATTAATTTCATCTGGTTTCAAAATTATAAAATCACAAGAATATTGTCTAAAAATCCAATCAGAATTCACCGATATGTCTACCGGTAAAACAAAATTGTCAAATGTCAGAACAGAAATTTACGGTTTAAGTAATATACAAAAATATTGCAGAAACGACAGACTTGAAGATATTAATTACAGATTTGTCCAAAAAATGCAAGCAAAAGAAGGCTCCGAATTTATACGTCCTATTAATTTAGACGACTTCAATTTTCGTCTCAGTTATCAGAAAGAAAAAGTTATACCCACTGCATCTAGTCTAGGACAATCCATTATGTCTACGTGGATAAAAGAGAAAAAGATTTTCCGCCATATTAATCGCACAACACTAATTCATGAATCTTATCCATTTCATGTAGACATTTCGGTAGTCAAAGAGTCTCATCGTCGTGACGGACATCTTATTCCCGAATACTCATTCCAAGCATCAAAAATAACTGACTGTGAACCCAAATACGAGATTGAAATCGAAGTAGATAATGAATTTGTTGGTCCGGGTAAAAAAATAAATAATGGGATTGTTCTCGCAGATATATTGCGCACGGGAATTAAAATAATTTTAGCAGGTCTTCAAGGGACGAATTTCCCGGTATCTTATGATGAACTCAATCATACGCATAAAGACTATTACTACTTGTTATATCCTTCCGAAAAAAAGGAAAAATTAAAATCTAAATCCGAGCAAGGTGCAAGGGGATCCGAACGCGACTTAGATTTACGCGATCCTGAACGTATCAATCTAACCCCGAACCATTTTATAGGCCCGTCATCTTACACTCTACAAATATCAAATATCGCCCCACTAAACGAAGACTGCACTATCCCGAATATTAGAAATAATTATACAGTAACCGATAAAGCTGATGGTATGCGAAAAATGTTATATATTTGCCCTACTGGACGCATATATTTAGTAAATACAAATATGAATTTCGAATTTACAGGTGCTGTTTCACATGAAGAGCGTATCTACAATACTCTTATTGACGGTGAACATATTATACATAATAAAAAGGGCGATTATATTAATTTATTTGCAGCATTTGATATATATTTCTTAAATGGTAGAGATGTAAGACGCAATGCATTTGTTGCTGTTGCCAGTGAAAAGGGTGTAGAGGGCGAGGGTGAATTAGAAATAGGCGAATTTGTGTCCGAGACAGATGTGCGCGAAGGTGCACGAGCAAGATTATCTAAAAAAAAGAGTATGGAATTACGCGATGAAGAATTGCCACGCGGGGCACGAAAAGGTATTGATGAAACACGTCTTATGTTACTTAAACAAGTCGTGCAAGAAATGGATATACATTCCGTGATTTCTGGCGATAATATTCCTATTAAAATTAATGTGAAGAAATTTCAAATCGCATCATCGGAAAAGGATATATTCACATGTGCGCGTTCTATTATATCAAGCCAAAAAGCTGGTTCATTCGAATATGAAACCGACGGACTTATATTTACTCCGTGTAATACCGGAGTTGCGAGCAATAAAGTTGGTGTAGCGGGTCCATTGCATAAAGTAACATGGGATATGTCATTCAAATGGAAACCTCTTAATCAGAATACAATCGACTTCTTAATTACAACCAAAAAGAATCAAAATGGAACTGATACAGTCGGCAATATTTTCGAGAATGGTATTGATACTATGAAAAGCGAACAACTCCAACAGTATAAAACTATTATTTTGCGTGTTGGATATGATGAGAGGAAACACGGGTATATTAATCCTTGTGTGGCTGTTATTGATGATAAGTTACCACATGCGGGCGATGTAGATAACGGCGAAAGTTATAAACCTGTCCCCTTTTATCCAACAAATCCTTATGATCCAGATACATGTGTTTGTAATATTCCATTACGCGAAGATGATAACGGTGTTTTGCAAATGTTTACGCGCCAAAATGAAATATTCGATGACGAAACAATTGTCGAATTTAGCTATGATGCAACACGTCCCAAACATTGGCGGTGGATTGCCGAACGCGTTCGATACGATAAAACATCGGAATATAAACGCGGGATTAAAAATTACGGAAATGCATATCATGTCGCGAATAATAACTGGTATTCGATTCATAATCCTATTACCGATGAAATGATAACTACGGGGCAAAATATCCCGGATGAACTTGCAGATGATGATGTATATTACAATCGGTCTAGCGGCGACAGCAAGACACGTTCCATGCGCGACTTTCATAATTTATTCGTCAAAAAGATGCTCATTACCAAAACGGCAGCAAGGGGAAACACACTTATAGACTATGCGGTTGGAAAAGCCGGCGATTTCCCAAAATGGATCGAGGCAAAATTGGCATTTGTATTTGGTATAGATTTGTCGAAAGATAATATTGAGAATCGTATGGATGGAGCATGTGCCAGGTTCTTGAACTACCGGAAGAAATTCTTCTCTATGCCTTATGCGCTCTTTGTAAACGGAAATAGTGGAGTAAATATTAAATCTGGTGATGCAATGTTTACTGAAAAAGGTAAGGAAATAATTCGCGCTTTATTTAATGATGGCCCAAAAGACGAATCTATTTTGGGGAAGGGCGTTTATCGCCAATATGGGAAAGCTGCGGATGGATTCAATATTTCGTCTTGTCAATTTGCTTTACACTACTTCTTTGAAAATATTGAGAAAATAAACCAATTTATTAAAAATGTGAGTCAGTGCACTAAAGTAGATGGATATTTTGTGGGATGCTGTTATGATGGTGCGGCGATATTTCATGCACTTCGTTCTATTGAAAAGGGCAAATCTATGGGTTTAACGATTGACGGCACCAAAGTATGGGAAGTAACAAAAGAATATAGTCAAACGACATATGATGCGGATATTAGTTGTGTAGGATATGCGATCGATGTTTATCAGGATTCGATAAATAAAACAATTAAAGAATACTTGGTGAATTTTACATATTTTACGGAACTTATGAAAAGCTACGGATTCGAGTTATTGAAACGTGACGAGGCGGTGAAACTCGGTATTCCAAATAGCACGGGTATGTTCTCCGAATTATTCACATTTATGGAGAGTGAAATACAGCAAGATCCGAAACAAAAGACTAGATACGGTTCTGCACCCCTTATGACACCCAAGGAAAAACAGATTTCATTTTATAATCGTTATTTCGTGTTTAAAAAAATGGCGAGTGTTGATGTTGAGGATGTTTTCCAGAGCGTTACTGGTGTGCATGTATTCCAAGAGAAATTGAATCGTCGTGATACATTGGCGGCTCAAATGGTTGCGTCACAATTGATGCTTGAAGAAGGTGAAGGTATTGGACAGATCGCGGTATCTTCGAAAGGGTTATACAGGCCTACGAAAGAAAGAGAATTAAAGTCTATGGGTGAGAAGGGTGTAAGTTTGGGATTATCGGCAGCAGAATTAGAGAGTGCTGATACAAAACTATCAAAATTATTTGGTTCTAAATCGAAGGAAAAAGAGAGTTTAGGTAAAGTTAAGAGCAAAGGTGCTGAAGTTTCGTCTATTACATTAAAAAAGAAATCTGCACTTGAGCCTGTTAAATTGCCAAGTAAGGGTGCGGTTGCTGCTGCTTCTGATGCTCCAGGTGAGGCTTCGTCCGCATCTGCATCTATTATAGAAAAATCAAAATTAGGAATGAAAGAAACATCGTCGAAACTTTCCACGGAAAAGACGAAATCATCTAAACTTGGTTCGATTAAATTAAACCCCAGTCTAGGTGCTAGTGCTAGTGCTAGTGGTAGTGTTAGTGCTAGTTCTACAAAATTAGACAAATAAAAATATAATAATAAGTATAGGTAGTAATTATAGGTAATAAGTATAGGTAGTAATATATACGGTAATCAAAATATAAATAATAATATTTTTATATTATTTATATTATTTATATTATTTATATTATTTATATGAATATATATACATATATATACACACATACATATACGCTAGTATGAGCCAGAGCCAGAGCCAGAGAGATTCAATGGGTTCTCAATATTTTGATCCCATGAGTCCTCCTGTAGTTAAAACAATAAATGAAGAAATAATGGAAGAATTCGAACCTTTATTAGAATCTCAATTAAGCGCTATGTTGGCGTATTGTAGACCACGGAAAGATAAAAATAATCCTATTGAGTTACTTGATAAAAAAACAAAATCGGAAGGCAAAGCAAAGATCGCATCAAAAGTTTTATATGATTATTATAAAGATAGAGCAAAAAAGCGTCTACTGCAAAATCCCTCGGAAATGTCGAGAGATTTGTCTATAAAGCTTACTAGTCCAATTCCAAGTGATTTGTTTCCACCAGAAACTCTTGAAAGAGCAAAGCCACAAATACATGTAGTTTATAATGCAGCAAGAAAAGTAGGTAACAAAATATTTGCAGCTTCTGGTATATCCAAAGTATCTGATATAAGAAAGAAAACTTTTATTGAGGAGGTTGATTTAAAGTCTATGAGCCAACAAGAAAAAAACATTTTTTTTAATGATATTCAAAGAGCATGTTTATCTGGTTTTATAGATGAGTTATATCCCGGTGGAATTAAAACTGCACCTCTAGAAATAAAACGTATGAAAACATGTATTACTACCCCTGGTCTTTCATGTCCCGTTAGTGATATATTTTCGTTATTAGAACAATACATTCAATATAAATACAATATAGCTTCTGATCCTCGTATTACTACAAGTCCTCGTATTACTACAAGTAAAGATTTACTAACATTTATTCGTATGGGGTTACCATTTTTATCTGCAATTATAAGTCCGTATTATCAAGGTGAAAGTGATTTTGTGGAATTTAAAATTTTTTCATTTATGCTTAAAGAATATACTAGATTAATTTTAAAAGAATCGACTATTAGAATTGAAAGTGTTTCTAGGGGAAAAGATATAGCCAACTTAATTATTCAGCTATTATGGAATAAATTATGCGATTTTGTTAAATTATCAGGAGATCCAGATATCGTTATAAGAACAGCTACACGAAATAATGTTAAAATTTTTATTATAGCTGGTGTTATGAATTTTTTAAACGAAGTATACCCGGGTGGTGTAGGCCTGGGTGGTGTAGGCCGGGGTGGTAATCGTAGACGTATAAAAAAATATAAAAATAGGAATATGACTACTCGAAGGACAAACCGAAGAACTAATAGGTATAAGATAAAATCAAGAAAAACGAGAAAAACATAGTGCTTCCAATACAATAATTAGATGTATAACCGAAACCGAAATCAAAATTTAATTACTTGTCATAAATAATAATTATTAAATTATCAATGGTGTAAACAATCTAAATATTATTTAGTAGATACATATAACTATTTTTATGTCATATTATAATTTAATATCAATCAAAAAACCCGACATACATAAATCAATATCTTTTTCCACAGAGATAAAAACATCATTATCCCAATCATCCGTGGTAGAATCTCAAGTATCATCATGTTATATATCATATTCATTATGTGACTATTTATCAAAATTTAAACAACAAATTGAGGTTTCATCTGATGCATGGGATAATATTAAAAAATATACAAACCCTTATGAATTTATTCATACATTAATACCAGGTAATAAAATATCAATAAGTAAATTAAAGCCGCTATCTAGATCTTTCTATAAAATGATAGAATTATGGAAAATGTTTAAATTCGGAGAAATAAAAAACCCTCATACACTTCCATTTCCACAATCTCTGTTACAACCCACATCTACCCCCCCTATCAAAACATTTCATATTGCTGAGGGTCCTGGAGGATTTATCGAAGCGACTTCATATATGCGTAAAAATCCTGATGACGCATACTATGGTATGACACTTATAAATGATGACCCAGGTTGTCCTGGATGGAAAAAGAGCAATACATTTTTAGAAAATAATCCAAATGTTACAATCATAAATGGTGAAGATGGAACGGGAGATATTTTAAAACTAGTAAATTATAAATATTGCAAAGATAGGTTTTTAAATTCTATGGATATAATTACATCAGATGGAGGAATTGATGTTTCAACCGATTTTAATAAGCAAGAAAAACTGGTTAGTAAGTTGATAATTGCAGAAATCATATACGCAGTTACTATGCAGAAAAAGGGGGGACATTTTATTTTAAAAATATTCGATATATTTTCGAAACTTACTGTAGATGCTTTGTATTTGTTGTCATGTTTATATAGCGAAGTATATGTTACAAAACCTCATACAAGTAGATTAGCAAATTCGGAAAAATATATTGTATGTCGTAACTTTTTATTAGACGATTCGTCTGAGCTATATAATGCATTTTGTAACGAATTTTCGAAATTAGATACACAAGATGAGATTCAAAGTATATTAAATATAGAGCACGATTATTATTTTTTAAATAAAATCGAGGAAATAAATGTAGTATTAGGACAAAGACAATTGGAAAATATAATTACGACATTAAATATGATATCAAATCGTAATAACTATGATAAAATAGATAGTATGAAAAAAACACATATACAAAAATCTATAAATTGGTGTGAGAAACACGATATTTCATGTGTTAAACTATATTCTTCTAATAATATTTTTTTGTCGAATATATATGATGATGGAACACCTATTTCTTTTTCGAAGCAAAATAATAATGCTTTTTTAAAAGGGAAAAGTTCTAATTTTACAAATAATGTTTATATCGGCGGCGGTGGTGGTGGTAGCGGAATAGGAGGTATGTATAATAAAAATAAAACTATCACTCTATTAAAAGAATATATCACCCCACCACCTGAAAACAGTATCGATGAACAATCAAATACGTCTACTGCATCAAATACATCAAATACATCAAATACACCTACTACAGAAATTTAATATTTATTATTTAATTATATATACGAAAATTATATAATTAAATTGTATTACAATAAAATATTTATTTGTATTTATTTGTATTATTTGTATTTATTTGTATGTATAGCAATCGTGTTTTTGTGTGAATTATCATAAAAAAATTGACAATCTGTATATTCAATATTATTGTAATACATTATAAATGATATACCGCAGTCTTCAATCGTATATGGATAACTTTTAGTAAATTTATCATATGCAAGTATATTAAAATCTATTTTTTCCATATGACGAATTGCGATATCACAAGATTTATTTGATAAATAAAAAATCACACCTGCTGCTCCATAAATATTGGGTCGTTTTGTATATTTTGAAAGCATTGAAAGATTCATATTATTCAACCCATGTAGAGGATTTTCAAAATCTTCTTTATGTTTATTGTAATAAAATAACATAAATGGGTCATCCCTTATACGTTTTAAACTATTTTTATCGACACATTTATAACTTTTTTTTAAAGATGATTGTCCGAAATAATCAAATTTTCTAGATTTAGTAAACTTAATTAAATTATTTTCATTAAAAATCAAATCATCACCACATCGCAAAATACCTTCTTTAATATTGAATAATTCTTTTACTGATTTAATGGCTAATATTAATTTTTTTAATAAATGCAGATACGAATCTTCACATCTTACATACAAATAATTCCCATCTAAAATATAATTTTGTTTTAAAAATAAATCACCAATTACATATATTACTTCCCAATTATTATAATTTGTTTTATTTAAAGAAAATTCCTTTAGTCGTGTATTTTTATGTTTATGGCACGATAATATCATTATAATTCCATCTACATCCTTTTTAGAATTTGTGGTATTTTCTTCATTATTATTCATTATGATATATACTATATTTATAGTTATTTATATTTAAATATATCTAGTATTTACTATATAGTATTTAAGGGACAAATAAAAGTAAAAAGGGCAAGTAAAAATGCAATCAACATTAAATATATTGTATAGCACAATAAAAACGAAAAAGAAGAAGGAAAGATTCGAGACTATATTAGAACCACTTCAAGCAATATTACAAATAGGTTATCTTTCATTTGCACCGATTGGGACAAAATTAACAATACAAAACAATATTTTAAAAATACAAATACCAAATTATTCACAGCCTGTAATAAGATGGTATAATAATGATACACAAGAAGATTTGTTTTATTTGTTTAATATTTTTTATAGGTTCAAGAAATTCTATCATTTTTTAAACGACACAAAGCCAAATTCTGAAAATAAAAAACTATACGATCTTCTTATCGAATTAGCTAAATCTGGAATAGGAAATTTGATAAGAACATATAGTCAAACAGATAAAATTCATATATTACATACACTCCAAATGTATAAAAATATTTTAGAAGGGGATGGGAATGGGAGTGGGAACGGAAATGGACATGGGAATGGACATGGACAAAAGCGTTTCGATAGCCATGAAATATCTAATTTATCCAATTCTCACGAATCTCATGCGTCTCCACCTAGTGGCGGAGGTGGAGTATCTTTTATGACATCAAAACGAGAAAAAGATAAAGATAAAAAGACAAAAACTATGCAGAAAATATTGCGTGATGATTCACCAGAATTAGATCAAGAACAAGAGCATGAACGGGTTCGGGAACGCGAAGACAATAATGCATATGAAATGAAGAATGATGCTGTAGCATCGGTTGCATCACACTGCAATTCAAATGAAATAAAAAATATAGATGATGTATTTATTCGTATAACTGATATATATATACAAGATATATACAATATTATATATAATACATTAAATCTTATGAGCAAAAATGATGCAGAGTGTAATATTTATATCGATGGACTAAATAAAATATTAGAACCTACAAATAATAGAATAAAAAAATGGATAGACGAGAATATCGTTTTTTAGATGTTAGAGATTTATTATGCTCTAAGTATACTTATATATTCTGATATACGCATTTTAATATAATTAAAATTATTTAAAACGTATACTATTAAAACTGGCAAATATATTAAAAATACCAATACCAAATAAAATATGATTTTCGAGTAAAAATAGAAAATAGAGTATCCTGGTTCTGGATTTTTATCTAGTCCTAATATTCTAAAAATGATATTGTAGTTACAATATTTTACAACTTCTGATGCAAGTGCAGCATATTTATTATCAAATTTTGGGTTTCTTGAATTCTCAGTATTATCACATATTTGATAGCATAATGGTGTATAGTATATAAACCTGCTTGTAAAATTAATATTATAATTAATATCCCAATCAGTAACCATCATTCTTTTACTGAAATTTTCCAAGAAATCATCGCGATGCGACTTACTATAAATAACAGAGTGTGTTCCAGAAGAAAGAATACATCTGTAATTATAAGAATTATATGGTATTAAAAACCACGGAATAGCACCTAAAAAATAAATAAAATTATCTCCTGCTTTCTTTTCCAAAAAGGTATTGATATTTTTTATATGTTCATTTTCTTTTATTTTTTCATTGAATACAAAATCGTCTTCAAGTATTAGGATATTACCGAAGTTTTGTTTATGTGCATGTTTAAATATTTGTAAATAGCAATCTGTTAAATCCGCATGCGAAGATTCAATACCCGTTTTATTACATTTGGTAAATCCTTTATTTAATAAAATATAAACTATCTTTGTAGGCTTATATTTTTCCAATTGTTTTAAAATATTATCATAACGTCCGCTATTCTCTAAATGAATAATATATGTGACATCTACATTAGTATCTAACAATCCCGAGTCATAATTTAGTTTTTCAAATTTATAACATGATTCAGTATCTTTTAATCTTTTATCTAAATCTGTATTTATTTTACTCATATTATTAATACTACTATTTATGTTTTATATTATATTATATATTCGTTAGATTAATTATAAAAATATTAATTTTTATATTTTTATAATTTTATATTTTATATTTGAATAGGTTTTTCCTCATTGTCCGGTTCGGTGGGTTCGGTTGGTTCAACTGGTTCGACACGTTCGACTGGTTTATCCTGTTTGTAAGATTTATTTAGTGTATCTTTCACGACACACCCATCACCACATAACCTGTTTTCTATTTTATTATTATATTTTTTACACTCTAAATACCATAAAATAATAGACGATACAAATAATAATATAATTCCTGATGATAATAGTGTTATTAGGCTTACTAATAAACTTTCTTTTACCCATTCGGTTCTACATACATATTTTAATATGAATACAATTCCTGTAATTATTATAATATTGGGGATATAATGATTCGTATTTTCTACACAATGTTCACTACTATGTTTTGTTCCAAACATTACATCACATATATCAGGTCCAAAATTTAAATTTACTTCCGTATGATGTAATCTATGCACACCATTTACCTTAAATATTGAATAGTTAATATTATGCACCGAACAATAAAATAACATAAAATAAATAATTACCCAAGGGTCTAAAATATTTATCCCGAAAAAATATGATAACATTACAAACGGATATGGTATCGATAATTCAAGCATGATTTGGATAAAATGAGAAAAGAAATTGTCATTCTCATGATGATAATGGTGCACTATTGAAAAAATATTTTTATGAACATGCGCTACCACGTGATAAAAATATGCAATAAATAAAAAAACAAAAAATGTTATAATTCCCAATAAAATATTTGGATAAGAAATAATAGAAACTGTTGCTAAAATTAAAACCCATGATGGAGCGTTTTCTTTTAAATTATTTATAACTTTTATGTTTTCTGATAAATTTGGTCTAAAAAATATATTTAAAAATTTATATAAATCTTTAAATGATGTCTCTATAATACAATTTGCTTTATCTAAAAGGAAATCCATTATTATCTACTATTTTAATATTTATTATTTTAATACTTAATTTTTATTATTTTTATAATATATTACCCAACAATAAAATAAAATGGGAAATATATTAAATAATTTTTTTACAAATAATGTTCGTTTAATAGATGTATTTATAACAGGTCCTTTACAGATATATATTTCAACCTTTTTAAAAATATTATTTTTCAAATATTTCATGTTAGTAACGGGTATATTAAATATTTCATTCAATGGATACATATTTTTACTAAAAAGTAATTATATAAAAAAACTACATCCATTTTTAAAACTTTTTATAAGTGAAAGTGGAAAATATCAAATACACCGTTTTTATAACTTATCTATTATGTATCCTATATTTTTATATATTATATTAAATTTCAAATTACCACTATATTTACATGTTATTTTTTACATTAATATTATTATTGGATTTAGTTTTAACTTATATAATTTTATATCAATAAGACAAAAACTATTACGTTAATTTCTATATTTTTATTTATTCACTCATTAGAATATATGTTATTATAATTAAATAGTTTAATATTAAACATTTTCATTACTATAATACACATGCATTTACCTGCTACCATTAACCATACATTAACAAGCAACTCAATCTGTTTTTCATATTCATGATCACAATTATATGATATACCAAGAGCACCTAATAATTCGTCGCGGTCGTCACATGATGAACGTTTAATATATTTTCTTTCTAATGCAGTTAACGGGCATGCATGCAAAACAACAATTGCAAAAGCATCAAATGAAACAATTATAAAAAGTATAGCCAAGTGTGTTAAATTCATACTAAATAATGCGATAAATGAAACTAAAAAAATAAATGTGTCATGGATATGACGATATAATGTGCTTTCTTTTACTTCTTTTAAATTGAATTTTTTATATAAATATATACATAACTTTCGAATAACACTATCCTCTATCATTTTAAGTTTTTTATTGGTTTTGTATTTTTTTTTATCGTCTTTGTTCTTGTCCTTATCCATAAAATATTATATGTTTTGTATAATATGTTACTTTATATAGTTTCTATTTTTTCTTAGTTGTTACGTATTTATTTATTTTAAAAATAAAAAACATATTCTTTAACTTTATAATAAAGTATACAAATAATATCACCAGTATTAAAAATAATAACTTTGAAAATATATATAATATGCTATACCCAGGTTCAACACTTTTATCTAAATTCATAAACTTAAAAAATGGTTTTAATATATATCCAAAAAATTCATATACTTTATTAAATTTTCCCCAGTTGTTACTATTATCAGTATCTTCAACTAACTGATAACAAAGTGGCTTATAATATGTATACCTATTTTTTGAATATAAATTATTTAACATGTCCCAATCTCTTATATTATTTGTATCATTTACATATCGTTTCATACATATTTCTCTATTTTTCCTACTATAGATAACACTATGTGTTCCACTAGATAATATATTCATATACGTATTCGTATCATAAAATGTCGGAACTAATAACCATGGAATACAACCTATATAATATATAAAATCTTCCCCTTTTTTTCGTATCAAAAAATTATTTATATTTGTAATATGTTTTTCATTTTTTATTTCATTATTAAACATAAAATCATCTTCAAGAATAAGAATATTATCATAGTTTTGTTTATGCGCATGTTTGAAAATTTGGAAAAATGCATCAATTAAATCATCTGCAGGATAAACAATATTTTGTGTTTTGTTACACTTTTTATAACCATCGTTTAATAAAATATATACATCATTCGATGGATGATATTCATTCAACTGTTTCATAATATTTTCATATCTACCATTACCTTTCAAATGTATAACATATGTTGCATCAACCGTTTTATTAAACAAACTATTAGTAAATTTCATATACTTAAATTCATAACATTTTGAATTATGATTTAATATATTTTGTAAATCATTATCTTTTTTATTGGTATTTGTATCATGAATTATAACATCCATTTGTTTTTTGTTATTTGTTTTTTGTTATTTGTTATTTGTTTTTTGTTATTAAAATATATATATTCATGATATTTAATTTCAATATAGTTCAGTATAGTATATTATTCGTTATTTTTAGGGAAATGGAACGGAACGAAACAGAAAGGAATAATAT